GAATATATAAGAGAACAAATAGATTGTAGAATTAAATCTATGGATAAAACTTGCTTTTTTAAAGGTTCTTGTAAATTATGTGGATGTCAAACCACTCATTTACAATGTGCAGATAAAGCTTGTGATAAACCTTGCTACCCATATATGTTAAGTAAAGTTAAATGGGGAAGAATAAAGGAAGGCTTAGTAGTGTATGATTCTCATACTAATTTAATGTGGAAATTAAATAAAGAAAATAAATTTGAAAAAGTATTATGAGTAAAAGATGGAAATATTATACTATAAATATAGGTGAAGTAAAACAAAAAACTAAACAGCAAATTATATTTGAATCTTCTGAAGATTTAGATATATCTACAGTTAGTTTTGGTTGTTCTATATGTACTAAGTTTATAGACTATAAAGATAAAAAGTTAACCATACAATATACTGTAGAAGATTATCCTAGACATTTAATAGGTTTTGATAGTAAACCTATTATAGATAAAAGAATCACAGTACATTTAAATAATGGTGAATCAGATACTTTAAGAATTTTAGGTAATATTAAAAGATAAGCATGGCATATTTATTTAATATAGAAGGTAATATTGCTAAACCTAATACAGAGACTCTTCTTATATCTCCATTTAAAGAGATATGGGAAAGAGATAAATCTAAAGATAAACATGTAGCTTTAAGAGAATTTACTTTCTTAGAGTTAATGACTTCTAAAAAGAAGTCTAACCCTTATGCTGGTTATTCAGATGAAATTAGATTTGAAAAGTTAAAAGAATATTTATTTGATAGTAAATGGAAGTTAGATGGATTATTAGAAAAAGGTTTAATAGTAATTAATGAATTTCAAACAGAAGCTTCTCCTACATATCAATATTATATATCTTCTTTAGAAGCTGCTGAGAAGACTAGGAACTTCTTAAAAAATATTGATTTAAATGAGAAGAATGGAAAAACAGGAAACCCTTTATATAAACCTAAAGATGTAACTTCAGCTATAATTGATACTGAAAAAATTATTCAAACTTTAGCTCTACTAAAGGAAAAAGTAGAACAAGAGTTATTTGACCAAGTTAAAACTAAAGGGAATAAACAAATTAACTTATTAGAAATGTAATGGAAGGAATTGAATTAACAAAAGAAGCAATATTAGTTAAAGAAGTGAAAGATGGTAAACAAGAAACTATTTTAGCTTCAGGATTGATATTATCTACTGAGACTGAAAAAGATATTTATCATAAAGTAGTAGCTATAGGTAGTGAAGTTAAAAATATAAATATAGGAGATATATTAAGGGTTAAAGAATCTTTTGCTGAGAAATTAAGTATAAATTTTCAAGAATACTTATACTTTTCCCATGCAGATACTTGTTATTTTTATAAAAAACTATAATGAGAAAGATAAGAGATGAAAATGGTAAATGGCTAGATTCATCTGTATTTAGAGAAGAAGCTATAAGATTTATGGAAAAAGGTTTCTACACTGAAGCTCCATATGGTACTCCAGAATGGTTATTCTATTGGAAAGAACAACTAAAAAGATGTACTGAAGGATATGAAGTAACTGATTTAGATGGTTCTAAACATAAGATTACAGGTCATCATTATTGCTATTTAAATTTTGCTCAAATCTTAATGGTAGAATATAGTGAAGATGATGAAGATGATTCTTTAGCAACTAAAACTATATCTTTTCCAGATTTTTGGGATGGAGATTATAATTTCTTTTGGGCTTTAGAAATAGCTAGAAATGGTATAGCTACTAAATTAACTCAAGTTCCTTCTACTCAAGAAGAAAAAGAGACCTGGAGAGAATTAAATAAATTAATTAAAAAGACTGATCCTCAAGATGAAAATTATAAGGAATTAAAAGAAGGAAGGGATAAAATATCTAAAGCTGTCTTAAAAAGATTAGGTTTATTTGTAAAACCTCATTTAGATTACTTAGATGGTGGTTATCATATAGTTGTGGGCAAATCAAGAAGAAAAGGGTATTCATATAAAAACTCTTTAGTAGTAGCTAATATCTATAATACAGTTAGAGATAAGTTAACTTTAATAGGTGCTTTTGAAAAGAAGTTTATAGATCAAACTATGGATAAAACATTAGAGTACTTAAACTTCTTTAATGAACACACAGGATTTGCTAAAAATAGACTTATAGATAAAAAGAACTTTATTAAATCAGGTTATGTAGAAAATGTAAATGGAGTTAATATTGAGAAAGGTTATAAGTCAGTTATAGATGCTTCTAGAACATTTAAAGATAACCCTGATGCTATGAGGGGTGTAGATGCTTTATTTATACTTTTAGAAGAAGCTGGAGCATTTGATAATTTAGCTCAATCTTATAATGCAATTTTACCTTCACTTACAGCAGGTACTAAAGTTACAGGACAAATTTGTATTATTGGTACTTCAGGGGATATGGAGAAAGGTACTGTAGATTATGCTAATATGTTTTATAATCCTTTAGCTTATGGTCTAATGCCTTTCATAAATACTTGGGATGAAAATGCAGAAAATACTGTATGTGGATTCTTCCATCCAGTTACCTGGAATATGGAAGGTTTCTATGATAAACAAGGTAATTCTGATTTAGAAAAAGCTACTGAATGGGAAATGAAGAGAAGACAAAAGATTTTAGAAAACTCTTCTTCTCCTTCATTATTACAACAACATATGCAAGAATTTCCTTTATGTCCAGCAGATGCATTTAGTGTAACTTCTTCTAATATATTCCCTGTACAAGAGTTAAGGCAACAGTTAAATAAAGTAGTAGCTGAAAATTTACATATTAAAAAAGGTACTCCAGTTAGTTTAGTATATGAAAATGGTAAAGTTAAAGCTATACCAGATTTAAAAGGAGAATTAGAACCTATATGGAATTATAAGCCTAAAGTATCTGATTTAAAAGGGGCTGTAGTTATATATGAATACCCTTCTAAAAATTGTCCTAGAGGTTTATATAAAATAGGGTTTGACCCTTATAGACAAGATGAAGGTTCTTCATTATCTTCTATTATAGTGTATAAAGGAACTCAACAAGGATCTTTTACTAAAGATTGTATAGTAGCTGAATATATAGGTAGACCTTATGAAGCTGATGATGTAAATAGGATAGCTTTAATGTTAGCTGAATTATATAATACAGATATAATGCATGAAAATGAGGTAACTCAAGTTAAAAACTATTTTAGAAGAATTAAAAGATTAGATTTATTAGCTGCTCAACCTGATTCAGTTATATCTGTTAATGTTAAAGCCTCTAAAGTAGCTAGAGTTTATGGATGTCATATGACTGATAAATTAAAAGATGCTGCAGAAAAATATGTAAAAGATTGGTTAATGGAAGTTCAAGATTATGATGAAAATGGAAATCCTATCAGAGCTATTGATAGAATCTATAGTATAGGTCTTTTAGAGGAATTAATCCAATATAATAGAAAAGGTAACTTTGATAGAGTATCAGCTTTATTTATGGTTATGTTTCAAATACAGGAAGAAGTACTAGGAAAAGTATATGAAGAAAAACAATCAAATAGTAGACTTACTGAAATGGTAAGTTTAATACAAAATTTTTATAAAAGATAAATATGAAAGAAGTTTTTTATGACTCAGAGCAGAGATTAACTAGAAAACAAAGAGAAGCTAATGATAAAGATTGGTTTAGAAAACAAATTGATATTCTAGATAACAGAGCTTTTAGTAAAAATTTTGATGTACCTATTAATGAGAATAGTATTTCAGAATTTCATAGAATGAAAGTAAATTATGATTTATTTAATAATAAAGTAGATAAATCAGATTTTGAATATGTGTGTAAACCTTTTGGAGAAGGAGTAGGAGAATTACCTGCTGAATTTACTAATAAAGATATTTTATCTGGTAAAGTTAAAGCTTTATTAGGTATGGAAATGAGAAGACCTTTTTCTTGGAAAGTTTTAGCTATAAATGAAGAAGCTACTACTAGAAAAGAACAAGAAGAAACTCAAATGTTAAGAGATTTTGTTACTAACTCTATTATGACTCCTATAAGGGAAGAAATAGAGATGAAAAAAGCTCAAGAAAATAAAGGTAGAGAATTAACTCAAGAGGAACAACAACAAGTTCAACAACAAATTGAAGAAGAGTTAAAAACTAGGACTCCTGAAGAAATTTATAGGTATATGGAAAGAGATCATCAAGATCCTGCAGAAATATTATCTCATCAAATATTAGAATATTTAATTCAAAAACAAGATATAAAAAGAAAGTTTAATGAAGGTTGGAAACATGGATTAATTTCAGCTAAAGAAATATTTTGGGTAGGAGAATTAAATGGAGAACCTATAATTAAGAATATTAATCCTCTTAGATTTGATTGTGATAATTCAAGTGATAATCAATATATAGAAGATGGTGAATGGGCTTGTTATAGAATGTATATGTTTCCTTCTGAAATAGTTAGATATTTTGGTAATGAATTAACACCTCATCAAATAGATGATATTTATGAATTATATAGTAAAGGAGATTCAGCTTTAAGTAATTTTGATCATTCTAAGAT